TGTAAATAATTTTGTGTACATTCGTATCAAATCAAAACATTTACAAAGTGGAAACATCATCTACCATTAACACAACTAACCTAAGAAGTATTACACATTTTAGGGTTTTAGTTAAACTTCTTGAGAAAGCAGAAGAGTTTGGATACTCAAGCGAAGAACTACAAGCAGGGTACAATCCTACAAGTGATTACATATGGCTATGGAGCGAATGGGAATCTTACACAATTGGTATAGCGTATTATGCTTATCATAGAGGAGAAGAGGTGCAATGCATATATTCTTGTCCAGAGACAGGTGAAGAGTTTTTTGGTGATACACCTAAAGATGTAATGTCACAATATGAAGAATATATTAATGAATCCAATAACAAGTAATCCTATGTCATCATTTAAAGACCAATACTTAGACCTGTGTGAAGCAAGAGTTGAAGCTCTTGAGACAGAACTCAATCATTTAAAGAACTTCATCATAAGAGACTTCTCTCGTAGGGAGATAGATGCTGATAGTGTCTTAGCAATGTTTAACGCTTACAAGAAAGCCCTTAATGAAACACAAACCGAGATATAGTGTATCCGAGTATCCAGAAACATATGAAATCAACGAAATCACCAAGCAAGACCACTTTTACCTACACTTTGGATTCTACGATGACCGAAAGGTCTGGGGAGCAAGAAGTGAGTCAAGACTCGCCAAGTACCACCCACAAGAAATTGACACCTCCTTATTATCACGGAAAGTATAAAGGCATTGAAGCCTTTGATGTGTGTATGGACTTTGCAAGAGATTCGTATAACATTGGTGTAGCTATCGCCTACCTACTTAGAGCAGGTAAGAAAGAGAACAATCCTAAAGCTCAAGACTTGCGTAAAGCAATACATCACTTAGAAATAGAATTGCAGTATGAAGAAACTTTTAACCCTACACCTCAAACTACCGAAGACCGTAAGTCTTAATACGCTATACGCAGGTAAGCATTGGACATTTAGAAAAAAGAAGAAAGATGAGTATAAGAAAATCATTGAAAAAGAATTGGCTCGTTACGACCACCATATTGCAAAGGGTATGTCTATCTTTATTAGGTACAATGCTCGTACCGATGTGGACAACAATGTACTTGTTTCAAAATTCGTTGCTGATACTCTCGTTGCTAACGAATGGATTGCTGATGACTCTCCTAAACATTATAACAAGCTCACTATCGTTTTTGACTCTACGGTTGAAAAGAATTATTGTGAAGTTGAAGTTAGACTAAGAGATGCATTTGCAAGAGATTAACATTTTTATTAACTTTGAACTATTAACTAAATTAAATAGATATGACTAAAGCATCAGTCGTTAAGGACATCAAGTCCGCAGGTCAGCCCTACGAAGGGCAGTACGGAACTCTATATGGGTTCTATGTAACATTTGAGAACGGAGATAATGGGAAGTACAATTCCAAGTCCGAGCATCAAACAAAGTTTGTAGTAGGTGAAGAGGCTACTTACGAATACATTGGGAGAGAGTATCAAGGTAAAACCTACTACACGGTTAAGCCTGTAAACCCTCAGTTTGCAAATGTAACACCATCTTCTAATGGTAGTGCATCTGGTAAGACTACTGCTCATTCATCAAAGGATGAGATAATTATTAGACAAACGGCATTAAAAGCAGCAGCAGAGTTAGGTGGTACACCTCAACAAGTTATTGCGAATGCACAGACCTTTGCTGATTGGGTGATGAAGAAAGCGGAGCTTCAAACATCTCAAGAGCAACACTTTGCAGGAAGGCAGGAAGCCCAACCAAAAGCACAACCACAACCTGTGGAGGCTGAAGGTTTGCCATTCTAAAAAGATACTTATGTGAGGGGGCATTGCCCTCTCTCTTTTTTTATTTATTAATTTCTAAAAACCAATGCTAATGCAAGTTAAAGAAACGAAGAACTATGAAATGTTCTCAACTATTGGCGGTAATCGCCCGAAAAATCAACTCCATTTAAGTAGATTGAAAAAATCAATGGAGGAACAATTACTAATATCTCCAATTATTGTTAATGAGAAGTATCAAGTAATTGATGGTCAACATAGGCTACAAGTGAGTAGTGAACTTAATTTACCTGTGCGATATATTGTTTGCGATGGATATGGTCTAAGTGAAGTACATAGATTAAATGAAAATTCAAAGAATTGGTCAATGCGTGATTTTATAGATGGTTATGCTGAGTTGGGTAATAAAGAATATATTTATTTATTAGATTTTATGGAGCGTAATGATATTGGATTATCTGCATCATTAGCTTTATTATCTAATGATAGTGGACATAAAGCTAAATCAGTAAAAAATGGAACTTTTAAAGTTGAGTATAAAAAAAGAGGTGATATTGTTGCTGATTGGGTTAACATTATAAAAAACTATAATGACCGTGCCTTAACTCAAATTTTTGTAAGAGCATTAGTAAAACTTTACAATAATAGTGAGTTTGAATTTAGTCAACTAATAAGTAAAATTGCACAACAACCAACGGCACTTGTACCGTGTGTAAATGTAGAACAGTATTTAACATTATTGGAAGACATTTATAATTACAGAAGCAGAAACAAAGTTAATCTCCGTTATTAACTATATTAGGGGGCGCATTGCGCTCCCTTTTTAACTCTTGAAACACTATGTCAAAAATATCTTATGCCGATGTGTTCGGTAAACTTGATGATGTCCGAATGGGCAAGGTTGAAGAAGGCATTAAGTTCGGTCAATGGAATCTTGACCAATACCTCCGATTTAAACGAGGAAACTTTAATGTAGTTCTGGGACACGCTAATGTGGGTAAGACTTCAGTCACCTTATATCTAATGTTGCTACAAGCAATAAGAAATGATTTGAGGTGGTTGGTGTTTAGTTCCGAGAACACACCTGTATCTCTCATTAAAAAGGTTAGCGAGTTCTTCTTGGGTAAGCCTATAAACCAAATAGAAGAAGATGAGTTTATGATGGCTCAAGACCTTATTCAACGATACTTTGTTATTATTGATACGGATAAGAAGATGTACACCTATGCTGAGTTGTTAGAGGAGGCTACAGACATCTACCACGAAGAAGGCTTTGATGGTTTTATGATTGACCCTTACAACTCGCTATCAAAGGACAAGGAGATGTACAAAACACTTGGAGGTCACGAGTACGATTATGAGGTCGCTACCCACTTTAGGAATTGGGCAAAGCAACACAATGTAAGTATATGGCTATGCGCTCACGCAGTTACTTCTGCCTTGCGTATGAAACACCCACAAGGACACGAGTATGCAGGTATGCCTATACCACCAAGCGCAGCAGATATTGAGTCTGGTGGTAAGTGGGTGAACCGTGCAGATGACTTTATAGTGATACATCGTTATAAATCTCACCCTACCGAATGGATGTACAACCACATTATTATCTCTAAGGTAAAAGAGGTAGAAACAGGAGGTAGACCTACACCTTTGGATGAGCCTGTAAAATTTCGTAGCTTACCAAATAATGTAGGCTTTGAGATACACGGAGAGAATCTCATTAGCAAGAAAGAAAAAGAACAAGGAAAAATGCCTTTTTAGATGGATGACTTACAAGAAGATTACCAATATGTAAGGGGAGGTAGTAAGAGCATAGCATTGCTTTGGTTGAGACAAAAGAACTCCGACCTAATGCAGATAGCTAACGCACTTAAACCTCAAGACCTTCACAACGATTACGAGATGGATATATTCCTTGACCTTATGTCTATCTATGGTGCTATCAATAGTGCTATAGATATGGTTGAGGATGTACAACAAAAGGTCTGGGAGGCAGAGGCTAAGAACGCAGACCTGAAGCTCACTATAAGGCATCTATCCTCTAAGGTTACTGAATACGAAAAACGATTAGATAATTTAAACGAACACCTAAAATGATTGCAAACGAACTACACCTACAGGAAGAGTATGACAACTATGTCATCTTTAACAAGATTAACCCTAACCGAGAGCATAGAAATGTGATGGCAAGGTTTGCCTTTATGGTTGCAGCGAGAGACATCTACAACACCTTGCAGATAGCGAGAGTGATGAAGAAGAACCACGCTACGGTGATATGGGCTTGGAAGAACCACGATACTAACATCAAGTTTGACAAGCAGTACCTTAGTTACTACAACCAAAGTTGTGATATTATTGATAAGATACGCAACGATGAAGAGCAGAGTGAGGAGATGTCCTTGCGTAAAGAGAATGCTAAATTGAGGGAAAGGTTAATAAATGTTAGGGAAGACTTGTCAAAAGCTCGTAAAGAGTTG